TTCACCTATCGGAATCTGATTTAGACATAGATTTTAATGAAAAGAACGAAAACTCTGAAAAGTTTCTTTGTCACTTTTGGTTTAGCATATTTAATATGCTTTTTCTTTTTCTGATCATAGTAAGTATCATTTACAGTTACTGAGCAGATCTTTACATTATCATAAGTGATCATAGTTTCCCTTTCTTTTTGTTGTTATATTTTTTTTGCAATGTATTGAAATTTAGGATCGTGATTTACGTTCCCATGTCTCAATCTTTTTTGAAACAATACGATCATTAAGTTTTCTGCTTGTCTTAAAAACATATTAGCAATGTCTCTTGTTTCATAATCATAAAATCTATCTTTAGCTAGATAACCTTCATGATATATTATTGATTCTCCTGGTTTAGCCGTTTGTAGCCATGCTTCGTATTTTTTCATTCTCATATTTTCCTCTTTGTTTTAGTTGTTTATTTTTATAATGAGTGAATATAATTTTTTCTGCACTCAAAATATTTAAAAGCATTTCTTCTTGTAACGCTTTCAATTCTTGTTTACTTAATCGCTTATGCATTTATTCTTTTAACATTTTATCAAAACTTTGACCTGTATATTCAGTAAACCATTCATCAAAATTATCCTCTGCATTTTGATAATGCGTCAATTGTTTTTGATACCAAGATTTTAATTTTATTTTATTTTTTGCTAAATTTTTTTTAGCCTCATCTTTATTTTTAAAATAATATTTATCTAACATATCCATTTTTATTTCATGATCATAGCAATTGCTCATGTTATCTCCCTTCTATTTTTTTTATATACCACTCTGGTGGAATTGTATCTGCGTCATAAATTGCATTAGGATATTTTTCTCTTACTTGTATAGACTCACACTCAAAACAAGTATAGTCATCATAATGATCACAACTTACACAATCCTTATCTGGTTTTACAAAATCTAAATTTATATATTCCATTTTATTTTTTCCTTTCTATTTTTTTTGCATAAACTTTTACCAACTCAAACCATTTCTCTTTATAAAGTTTTTTAAAGTCTGGATTGGTTGCTTTATTATATGCATTTGCGAGTTTATCTAATGACTTTCTTCCGTCTATAAATAACTCATGTCTTTTTTGTTGTTCACTCATTTTTCTTTCATGTGTCTTAGCTTTATTCTGAGTTCTAATAAAATCCAATGCTTCAAAGTCAACTGCCATTTTTACCCCTTTCTATATTGTTATTATTAAAATTATTATAAAGAATAATAAGCCTACTGAAAAATAATATTGTATATCTGTCATTATATTTTTTCCCTTTCTTTTTTAAATTCTTTATAGCTTGCTGCATTTGAATTAATTAAAGCGTGATATTCATCTATATAATATTGCGCTTTACTTTCTCTCGCATATCGATTGACACCGCTTTCAATATCCTTGTTTATTTTATCTATTCTTTTTTGTTTCCAATCTTTATTGCTCATTTAATAACCTCTTTATTTTTTTAAGTGTCTTTTTTTGTTGTTGAATTATTTCCTGGGTTTCATCCTGGACCGATTTTTTTTGATGATCATCTATTTTAAATGCTCTCAAAAAATGATCTATATGCATATCACCAATGGCAATATTAACCCCCTTTGATTTTGAATAATAAAATTTATTTTTCAAAGTTTCCAAAGTATCCGAGGCAATCGCTCTGTTATCAATCACGCTTTGTATTTTTATTATTTCGTTTAGTGTCATTTGTTTTTTTCCTTTCTTTGTTTATTTATTTAGATCAATTACAAATCCAGATTGATCTATTTCTTTTTTATTTGTTTCTGGATTTAAAAACGGCTTTTCTTTTAATCCTACAATCACATTTTTAGGATCTGTAAATCTTAAATCATGTAGATCGCCATTTATAACTTTATAACCATTATAAATTTCTGGTAGTTTACCTCTAAAAACTATTGAAACATTTCCCCCATGTCTTAAAACTTCCATTGTTTCCTTGTCGTTTGCTTCATTTCTGGAAAATGTTAAATGATAATTCTTAGGTAGTTCACCTCTTAAATATTTAAGCATACGTTTAAAATGCTTTGTATAATCGTAAAATTGTACGTTTGGAAATAGTTCCATAATTTTATGATTTTCCCACATTATATCGCTTGTTGTATTTAATCTAATGACCGGTTTTAAATTGTGCTTTTTACAATTTTTTTCGTGGTTTCTTATTTCCTTAGTCATCATCGATAAAAATCTGGCTCTTTCTTTAAAATAAAAAAGAGTTCGATTAGTTCTTCCTAATGTTTTCTGGCTCATAAAAACCGGATTTCCGGAAGCGTGTAAACATGCTTTGGCGCAACCCTTAGACTTAGAAGCGCAAACCTCAAAGCCAGAAATATTAGAGGGAATTAAATTTAAATGCATTTCCCAAAATTCTTTTAACTCTTCGATTGTTGTATGTTTTGAAAGTTTTGGATTGTCACCCTTTCTTAATATATTATTTGGAACTTGATAATCTCTATTCCTTAATTGCTCTATATTCATTTTTTTATTTCCTTTCTTTTAAAATAATACTTATTTTTAATTTGCTTTACATTGACAAATTGTCGCATATTAATTGATTTTCCATATAATAACCGGAATTATAAAACCAATTAAAAAACAACCAAAAACTGAAATAATCTCTGATTGTGTTGCAATTGTAAAATCAACCCTAAAACCTTGAATTATAAAAATTACAGATAATAGAATTAAAACTATATTAAATATTGTTTTCATTTTTTTATTTCCTTTCTTAGTTTATGAAATTTCTAGCTACATCTAGCGCAAATATTAAAAAGCAACCAAACGCCAGAATAAAACCTAAATTTGAATAAATAGTTGTTGTCAACATCATGCCAATTACAGAGCATAAAATTAAACAAACCCATTTTGTGACAATTAGAAAACCTTCCATTATTCACCCCCTTTCAATTCTAATTTTTCTTGCTTCTTTTTTGATTGTGCAAATCTTAAACAAGCCGTTAATTGTTTATCATCTAGATGACCGCAAATAAATTTGAAAACATCATATTGATTTTCAAAGTTTTCTATTTCTCGATATTTAACATCTAATTTATTTATTATTATTTTATTTATCATTTTTTTATTTCCTTTCATTTTTTAAAAAAGACTACTTATATTTCTATTGCTTTATAGTTGACAAGTTGTCGCATGTGTTGAGCTGGTATAAATTAGAATTATTCTAAACTAGATAAACGTAAAAAGTTTAAAGAGAAAGAAAGAGAAAAAAAGAGAAATTAAAAAGAGAAAAAAAGAAGGTTGAATTGATCTGTTTCTTAAGTAAAGAAATCTTTTTTTATTTTGCGCAATATGAGTAACGGCTTTAATTTTTTTATTATAACTACCGATAACTTTAATTATCACTAGTAAAATTTTTATAGGTTTTGCTAATTTTAAGAATAGACACCCCCCTACACCCCAGAAAATACTGTAACTTTTTATTATATATATACATGGGATTTATCAACACACACACAGACATCTTGCTTTTGTACCCAGATAAACTAGATGTAGTATATGAGTGTTTATTATGCAGAAGATTTTGATTGTGTTTGCTATATTGATGAAAAAACCAATAATGTTGTAATTAAATTCTATGGTATCCCCAATAAGCACTCTGCGGAGTTATTTACAGAATATGTAATGGCTACACTAGGTATAGATTATCACTCACTAGACAATAAAGATAAATCTAGAATGGTACATTAGAATGGATATAAAGATCCCCTATACCCCAAGAAAACATCAAGCCTATCTACACCAGCAAATCTCAAGATACAGATGGAGTGTGCTGGTCTGCCACCGAAGGTTTGGCAAGACAGTATGTATGATCAATCATTTGATTAAGTCAGCATTGCTGACCAAAGAGAAGAATCCTAGGTTTGCCTACATTGCACCAACCTTTAAACAGGCTAAAGCAATAGCATGGGATTATATAAAACAATTTACCGCAAAAATCCCAGCAACAAAGTTTAATGAAACAGAGTTAAGAGTAGATCTGCCAAATGGTTCTAGGATAACATTATTAGGTTCAGAGAACTGCGATGGCTTGAGAGGTATATACCTAGACGGATGCGTCATAGATGAGTACGCAAATGTAAATGAAAAGCTATTTCCAGAAATAATTAGACCAGCTCTATCAGATCGTAAAGGTTATTGTGTATTCATTGGTACACCAGCAGGAATGAATAATAACTTCTATGATCTATACCAACACGCAAATGGTGCGGAAGATTGGTTTAACTACAAAGCAAAAGCAAGTCAGACAAAGATAGTTGATGAAGAAGAACTTGTTAAAGCCAAAGAAGTTATGGGTGAAAAGAAATACCTGCAAGAGTTTGAGTGTGATTGGATTGCAAACATTGAAGGTGCAATATATGGAGATGAGATTGCAAAGATAGATGATAAGAACCAGATAGCTAGAGTTCCTTATGATCCTTCCTTGCCTGTCTCTACTGCATGGGATCTCGGAGTAGCCGACCACAGTAGTATTATATTCTTTCAGCAAAAAGGAACAGCAATACAGATTATAGATTACCATGAAGA